CAAGCACCCCAAATATTAGATAGTAGTGGCAATATTAAAAATTATGTTGCTGTGCTTGGTCATAACGCAGCTTCGGCAAACGCATCTATCCATTTTGCAAACGCTACTACTGGTTTAGGTTCTGATCTCGGGACAACTGGAATTGTTAATTTTACAAATGCTGTACCTGAGCATGATGGGTTTACCATAGCCACTAATATTGATTTTGGGGATGGGGATATGAGGATTCACTCATTGGGTTATGTTGTTGGTGGTGCAACTGCCGATCATTATATCGGATGTTATAGTCATGGAAATTACTTCGATATGGCTCACCCTGATTTGAATCTCACTATGACAAGGGAATATGGAGGCATCAAAACCATAGAAACAAAATCGGGGGCATCGATTTCAAATGATTTTGGTTCATCTCCTCCGAAGTGGGGGGACAGGGAAGCATGGCAACTTGGAGATGTTGATTTTTCAACTGGGGGAAGGCGTATTTGGTCATTGAGTTTCAGTTTCCTTTCAGATAGTTCAGTATTCCCTGATAATCCAACAGAAATAGCAGATGGAGGTGGATGGGAAGTTGATGATACAACCCCTGATTTTATGAGTGAAGTGCTTAAAAAAACACGAGGCTCTATGTTACCTTTTATATTCCAACCTAATACCGATGATCTTTTATTCGCAATTTGTAAATTTGACCAAAATTCTTTTAGCTTCCAACAAACAGCACCAAACTTATATTCTGTCAAGATGAAGATTAGAGAAGTCTGGTAGTTATCCTCATTACCTCGTAGTATGCTCTCCTGCAATCGGTAGATAAGAGCCTGAAGATTGATTCCCTTTAGGCTTTTTTCTCCTCTATAAAACATTTTCCGAAAATAATACTTGCGTGGTATTAGTATTTAGGGCGAACTTACCTATGTCAATAAGAAACTAAATCGAGGTAAGAAAATGAAAACAGAAATAATATGTAGTGATACATCAACCAAGTGTAAAAAATGCAACAATAAAAGCAGATGGCATATTTTAGATTATGACAACTGCAATGATAGTTGTTGTGATGGATATTCTACAGCCAGTTTTTATTGTAATAATACTTATTATTCAATATGTGATAAATGCTATAAGGAGGGTGAATAATGGCTGATAAGACTAAAATCATACTCAGGAATGACCCTGCTAAAAAAAGAAAGAAATTAGGCAAGGTGAAGGATTTGATGGATACCGATTGGAATGAAATGGATGCTTCCTGGAATGAGTTTCAACACTATTTAAATACTATTATAAAGGATAAGAACTAAAACATGATACTTGATATTGTAGATCAGATATTGGAGGACATGGATCGCAATCCTGCATGGCTTTGTCGGAAAGCAGGGGTGCATCAATGTAACTATACCCTAATTAAAAAGGGAGAAAGAAAATTATCCGAGAACTTGAAGAACAAGTTTTCAGATATATTAGGAATCAGAAAGGAAATACTATTTAATAACCAAAAGGAGAGCAAATAAAGTGGAAACAAGAACAATAGAAAAACTAGATGAAATCATAGCAATATTAAAAGGTGATCAGGTTGAAGATGGATATATGGACATCAATGGTGTTACTATATACAGCAGTATGTCCAGATCAGCAATTCGTAGAGCCTGTAAAGATGGCAAGTTGATATATAATGATTCACAGGGTAAACACCTCTTTAAAAAATCAGCAGTAGAACAATGGTTGCAAGGAGGGAAATAGGCAGATGAATATAAAGGAACTTGCTAAAAAGTATGGGTTGGTTGAGGGTGATTTTTGGAATCACAAACAATCAGGTCAATGGATATTAACCCATGATGCAGTTGAAAAGGTGGCAACCAAAGAAGGAATAAGGTTAGTTAATATTGAAACCTTGAATAGTGAAACAGAACTTGTAAGGTTCTTGGTTACAATGGTAAAGGATGAAGTTACAATTACATCTGTTGGTGAGGCTGATAGAAAGAACTGCCACTCACAATATCTTGGCTGCATGGCAGAAAAAAGGGGTGTTGATAGATGTGTATTAAAATTAATCAATGCCTATGAATATGGAGTATCATCAGAGGTTGAAGCTGAAGATTTTAAAAGACCTGCACATTATCAAAAGACAGATAATCAGGTTGGTAAGTTTTCAGATATGCTGGAACATCCATATTTTGATGGCAAGAAAAAGGAAACTAAAAAGGCTTGGGATAGTGCTGATTCACTTACTAAGGCTGAATTGGTATTATCACAAATGAATCATAGAATCGAACAACATAACCAGGAGAGCAAATGAAAATAGAAAGAATGAACAAAGGTGATTGGGGTAAAATCAAAGCATTTTTTGATTTACAAACAGGAGATGGATTCACCATTAAAGGCTTCAAAATGGTTGAAGGTGCTAATGGGGTATTTGTAGGGTTCCCAAGTCAAAAGAACAAGGATGATGAATATCATGATACTGTATGGGCTGATAAAGATGTGAAAGACCAGGTGACTGAACTTGCAAAAAGGGAATATGAATCATCTACAGAACAAGAGCAAGAATTACCTATAATGAATAATGAAGATGTACCATTCTAATGAGATATAGAGCAACTATATGTGTGGATGTATGGGCTGACACTAAAGAGGAGGCTGAAAAGGAAGTTGAGAACATTGTTTTGGGCTTATCTAATTCTTTTCAGATGGCTCTGTCCAGGATGCCACATGGTTCTAAAATCTCATTTGAACAAGAAAACCATGACCAACAGGTCTAATTTTCTTATCTCAGCAGGGGAGTGGATTGACACATTCCCCTGCACACCATTAACCATAAAGGAATCAAATATGTATTATCAAATATCATCATTATTAGTATGCAGTTTTTCAACCATGCTTACAGGCTACCATTTTTTGTTTGGGAATAGCTGGTTAGGGTTGGCATTTATATCTGTAATTTCCTGCTTCATGGTTTGGGATAGCAGGGAGGAAAATTATTAATGAAAGATGCTTATTATTTTCCACATGACAGCAATGCAAGAAATGACCAAAGGCTTTTAGGGGTCAGGATGAAATATGGGATGGAAGGTTATGGTATTTATTTTGGCATTATTGAAATACTGCGAGAACAATCAGACTATAAATTAGGGAGTTGCCAGTTTGAAAGTATAGCCTATGATTTAAGGGTTGATGTTAAAAAAGTTGAAGATATAGTTATGGGTGAATTTGTTTTATTTGAATGGGATTCTGAATATAGTGAGTTTTGGTCTAAATCACTTAAAAGAAGGATGGAAAAACTTGATTTGATTAAACAAAAAAGAGCAGAAGCAGGTCGGGTGGGTGGCAAAAGCAAAGCAAGTGCTAAAGCAAAAGTGAAGCAAACCCAAGCAAGTAAAGTAAAGGAGAGTAGAGTAGATAAGAGTAAAGTAAATAAGAATATATTAAATATAGAATTTGAAAAGTTTTGGGATTTATATAATTATAAAGTTGGTGATAAAAACAAGGTACTTAAAAAATGGGAATCACTTACTGATTTAGACAGGGGCTTGGTTATGGAACACCTGCCACACTATGTTAAATCAACTCCTGATAAGCAATTTAGAAAACATCCTGCAACCTATCTTAATAACCAGGCTCACCTTGATGAAATAGTTATAAGCCAAAATGGTGCTATTGATTTCAATCTTGATGGAACAGGTAAATTCTACAAGGGTTATTGTGATAAATGTAATGAATATGCTTCTTACAGGAAGGAAGATTTATATGGTGAATCAAACTGCTGCAATGCTACAATATTAAAAGAAAGGAAGAAATATGATAAAGAAAGTAATTAATCCGTTACAGGAAAAGATGAGCAAGGCTAATTATGATGATATGAAATACCATGAGCAGCAAGACCATGAAGCTATGAAAAGGGCAGAGAAGGAAAGAGAATGAATAGTATGGCAATACTGGTAATTGGAATTTGGATTGGTGTTGTTGTTGGTATATTAATTGTAGGATTATTTAATAAGGAGAACAGGGATTAATGGAATTTCATAATAAGCCATTTAGCGAAAGAAAAGGTGCAGGAGAAACTTCTGAAATGTATGCCATGCAATATTATAAAAATAGAAATATAAACATAATTAGATCAGGACTTGATGCCCTGAATGAAGATATACCTGTTAAGAATTGGATGAACATACCCAAATACATCAGGAATTTACCCGATTTTATAATTGTTGGAGATAAGGGCAATTTCTTCCTGGAATGCAAGGGAGGCTTTGATCATGTTCATATTAAAATTAGCGAACTTAAAAGCTATGGTTTTTGGAATGATTTTATTCCTGTTGTGATGTTTATATGGTCATCAGCCTATAAAACAATATATAGGGTAGAATATATAAAGTTGATGGATTTGATTACTGAACAGAATTATAAGATTGGTGAATATGGTGATAACAAAGAAAAGTATCATATAATACCAGCAGGAGATTTACACCTTAAAGGGGTAATGGACAAAGCACCTAAAATCAAAAAGGAGATAAAATGAACGAATATCAAATAGAAGAACATGAACTGAAAGCAATAATAAACGATTGCATCGAAAAATCCAACAATCAGGATTTAAGAACCATCCTGGATTGCTTGGCAGAAATAGGACATGATGTAACAAGACCAACCGAACCAATAAGGAGATAAAATGATTGATTATTGTGATTTGTGTGATAAGGAAAAGCAGGTAGAAAGGTCAGATGATTATGCTTTAAAGGTTTGCAGGGAATGTAATAATAAATATCCTGAAAAACAATGAAAACCTGCACTAAATGCGAAGGGTATAAATCGGATGCTGAATTTATAAAGATGGGTATGCAGCGACATTCCATGTGCGATCCATGTAGGAAAAAGTATCAAAGGGATTACCATAATGAAAGAAAAAAAAGGAGAAATCAATGGAAATAAGTAATTGTTGTGGTGCATTAAGATGGCTTGGTGAAACTGATATGTGTGCAGAATGTAAAGAACACGCAGAATTTGAGGAGGAAGAATGAGCCATGCAGAACAGTTTAAAGAATTGATGGATTCCATTAAGTATGGAACAGATAAGATTCGTAGAAAAATATGGAATCTTGCAGAATATTATAACTATATGGCTGATTTTTTTGACTATATAGAACTTCCAAGCGATGCAGAAGAACATAGGGCATTGGCAGAGAAGTGGAAAGAAGAAAATCTTGATTAGATTCACCATACCAGGCAATCCAATACCCCTGAAAAGGCACAGGGTTTCAAGAAATGGTGGTATGTATGACCCATCTTCCAAAGATAAGAAACAAGTATGGCTTCAAATAGCCAAATACAAGCCAAAACGCCCCCTTGCTGGGGATATTATGTGTAAAATGGTGTTCACTATGGAAAGAGGTAAAAATCAATATAGAACAGGCAAGTACAAACATTTGTTAAAAGACAATGTTTCAGAATATCACAGCTACAAGCCTGATTTAGATAACATGGTCAAGCTGATATGCGATGTAATACAGGGCAAGGGCAGAATGATTTGTGATGATAGTCAGATATGTATGTTACAGGCTGAAAAGGTTTGGGGCATTAAGGGAAAAACAGAGGTAGTAATAGAGGAAATATGAAGAATAAAGAAAGAGAAAAATTAATAAAAAGATTGTGTAAAATTCAGTTAAAGCATGATAAAAAATTAGAAAGAGTATATAAATTATTCAATGAAAATGGGGAAATATTTGGTGCTGAAGTGGATGGTTGTTTTATATATGAAATGTTTTCTATTGAATTAATTAAAATAGTATTAGATTTAATGGGGATGCCTTGTGAGGGTGATTCTTTTTGTAGAGATTATTATTATGAAGTATGGGCAGATTGTGTTGAGCAAAGTTTAGTTGTTTTAGAAGATTGTTCAGAGGCTGATTCTGATGATAAAATTGTAAAATTATATATAAATATTATAAATAGAGAATTGGATGAATTATTGCTGGTAAAACCCTTATCATCTTTTGAAAAAAATTAACCCTTAAAACATTTATTGCAGTAATACAAGAATTTTATCATAAATTATCTCCCAAAATTATGGGGAAATATGGAACATAAGATAATTCAAAGGGATATAGATTCCCTAATATTCGCAGAATACAATCCCAGGCAACTCACCAAAGACCAACACCAGCACTTAAAAGATTCCATACAAAGATTTGGACTGGTTGATCCTATACTGGTAAATAAACACAAAGATAGAAAAGATATTATAATTGGAGGACACCAAAGGGTCAGGGTGGCTAAAGATTTGGATATAGATAAAGTTCCATGTATTGAATTATCCCTGACCTATGAAAAGGAAAGGGAACTGAATATCAGGCTGAATAAAAATTCAGGTAGCTGGGATTATGATGTACTTGCTAATATGTTTGAAATGGAGGAGTTACAGGATTGGGGTTTTGATGATAATGATTTAAAATTACTTGACTTAGATGAAGAAATAGAAGAAATAATATCAGAAAATATTGATAAAGATATAGGTGATATTAAAATTTTAAACTTGTATGCTGGTATTGGTGGGAATAGAAAACTATGGGGGGATTTAGATGTAACCTCTGTTGAATATAATCCTGAAATTGCAAAAGTGTATAAAGATTATTTCCCTAATGATAATTTGATAATTGGCGATGCACATCAATATTTAGAAGAACATTTTGAAGAATATGATTTTATCTGGGCATCACCACCTTGCCCTACACATTCTAAAATGAGGAAAAATATGGTTGGAGGTAAATCCCCTGTTTTCCCCGATATGAAGTTATGGCAGGAAATAATATTTTTACAAGGCTATTTTAAGGGTAAATGGGTGATTGAAAATGTGATTACCTGGTATGACCCATTAATTGAGCCTATAAAAGTAGGGAGACACTATTACTGGTCTAATTTTGAAATTACTTATGATGATAAAGAAACAAGCAAAGAGGTTGAATTATTTGATGAAACTATTTTTGGGAATGAAAAATGGGGATATGATTTAAGTGGTTATAAATTTAAAAGTGATTACAATGCAAAGAGGATATTCAACAATATGGTTCATCCTAAAACAGGTGAAGCCATCTTAAAAGAAGCATATAAATAATATGGCAAGACCAAAGAAATATAACATAGATGTAGATCAGGTAGAGAAGTTAGCAGGACTTGGATGCACTAATATAGAAATTGCAGCATTTTTTGGATGTACTGAATCACTTATCAGAAAGAGTTATTCCGAAAATGTAACAAAAGGGAAAGAGAATGGGAAGATCAGATTAAGACAATGGCAGATGAAATCAGCACAGAAGGGCAATGTGGCAATGCTTATATGGCTGGGTAAACAGATGCTTGGTCAATCAGATAAGCAGGAGATACAAATGAATAAACCAATAGATGATGTTGAGTTTTTAGATATATGAATTTAAGGTTTAATTCAAAAAACTACTTCGACCATCAATGGAGGTTCCTTACAGAAAGAAAGCCTAATGGTGATCCATATAAGATAAAA